TGCGACCCATTGGACGCACTCACGCATAGAGCCTGTGGCGGCTCCGATTTCATCGGCATCCGCTTCTTGATCGTAGACAATCCAAGATCCTTTCATACGCTCAAGCTTAAACCGTGTGCGGTCGTCCTGCCTGTATGAGTGCATTCCTAGGCGATCAATGAAGACCTCGTTATCGTAGCCTCTCTCATCAATAGTCTCAAAGGTTGTCCATGTAGTCATGTTGTGTGCTCCTGTGTTGTGATGGGCACACATTAGCAAAATATCAGACAGAGTACAATTGTATTTCTCTATCAGTTTTGAGAATGTCATAGGCCGAGTTTATGATAGCTTATGGTTGCTTATGGGTACTACTCAGGCACACACACGCACCCTTTTGGAACACCCTGCACCACTTTAGTGCACCCTTATGCACCCTTATGGTGCACCTCCGGGTTGTGGGTAACCTGTGTGTAACCTATGGGTAACTTATGCACCACTTTGGTGCACCTGTGGATAACTTGTGAATTTCTTGTGGGTAGCCTGTGGATAACCACGGGGGGAGGGCTTATGTGTTGCACAAATGTTACAGTACCTGCCCAGATTTGCTAAGGAAACCCTCAGGAAACCCCTAAGAAACCCTAAAAAATGACCAAAAGCACTACATTGGTCACACTTATGTAAACTTTTGTATCAATTAGTAAATTAAATGATAAAAAGTGACTACAAAGGGTTGACAAAAGGGTAAACTTGGGGCATCCTAAGAATATCTTAAGTATATCTCTTGACTTTTAGTTATTTTTATGGTATAATATAGTTATATCTTAAGAAATATTAAACATCATTCAGTTAGTTCGTTAAGTATTAATCATTAATTACTAACTAAAGATACTTAAGTACCCTTAAGTACCGTCTTAAAGGAAAATACTTATGTCGTACAAACATAAAGACACCTTGGGGCCAAACGGCAAAAAGATTGGTCGTCCTAGAAAACAAGATGTCGCATTAAAAGCTAAACCCGGTAAGGTTGGTCGCCCAAAGGGTGACGCCGCGATTATCAATGAATACAAAGCTCGTATGTTGGCTTCTCCAAAGTCAAAAAAAGTTTTAGATAGTATTCTTGATGCGGCACTTAATGACGACCACAAGAACCAAGCGGCGGCTTGGAAACTCTTAATGGATCGAATGCTACCCGTTAGCTACTTTGAAAAAGACAAAGAACATGGTGGTCGTCCTGCGGTCTCAATCACCATTAGCGGCATTGGGGAAGCTAAAGTAACCGAAGATGATATTATTGATGCTGAACTTGTCGAAGACGAGTGTGGGGGATTAGAAGACAATGAACAATGAACTAATGGATATTGTCAAAGAAGACCTCATTCGCCACGAAGGATACGTCACGGAAATATACCTGTGTTCTGAAGGGTATCCTACGTTTGGTATAGGCCACATGGTTACTGAAGAAGATATGGAAAATACATGGCCTGTCGGCACTCCCGTAACCGATGAGCGTATCCTAGAAGTATTTAAAAAAGACTGTGAGATTGCCTACACTGATGCCTGTGCTCTTGTCTTAAACTTTGCAGGGCAGTCTAAAGATGCTCAACGTGTTGTCGTCAACATGGCATTCAACCTTGGACGTAATCGTCTTGGCAAGTTTAAAAACTTTCTCAAAGCTGTCAACGAAGGTAACTACGATAAAGCCGCTGACGAGATGATTGATTCCAGATGGTACTCTCAGGTAGGAAGGCGCTCCAAAGAGCTTGTGGAGATTATGCGTGGAGCTTAATGTTGAGCTTCTTCCTTGGCAACAAGACGTATTTAACGACACAACACGATTTAAGGTCGTTGCCGCAGGTCGTCGTACTGGTAAATCCCGTCTAGCGGCATGGCTTCTTATCATCAACGCTTTACAGACTGAGCGTGGTCATGTCTTCTACGTAGCCCCTACCCAAGGGCAAGCAAGAGACATCATGTGGAACACCTTGATGGAGTTAGGTAACCCCGTCATCACAGGTAGCCACATTAACAATCTGACAATCAAACTGGTCAACGGTGCAACCATATCCCTTAAGGGTGCCGATAGACCAGAAACAATGCGTGGTGTATCCCTAAAGTTCCTCGTAATGGACGAATATGCGGATATGAAACCCTCAGTATGGGAAACCATCCTACGTCCTGCCTTGGCCGACCAGAAGGGCCATGCGTTGTTCATAGGAACACCTATGGGACGTAATCACTTCTATGAGTTGTTTCAGTATGCGGAAATGTCAGGTGATGAGACTTATAAGGCGTGGCATTTTACGTCTTATGACAATCCACTACTCGACCCAGACGAAATTGATGTCGCAAAGAAGTCAATGTCGTCCTACGCCTTCCGACAGGAATTTATGGCTTCCTTTGAAGCAATGGGTTCTGAAATATTCAAAGAAGATTGGGTTAAGTTTTCTTCTGATGAACCTGACGTTGGCGATTATTACATTGCAGTTGACCTTGCGGGTTTTGCTGATGTGCAAAGCGCAACGAAGTCTAAAAACAAGAAACTCGACCAGACAGCGATTGCAATAGTAAAAGCAAATGAGGAAGGATGGTGGGTAGCGGATATTGTACATGGACGTTGGGATATCAAAAAGACCGCAAGGAAAATATTCGAGGCTGTAAATGCTTATCAACCTGTAGCGGTTGGTATCGAAAAAGGAGCCTTAAAGAATGCGGTACTTCCGTACCTTACGGATTTGATGAAGTCTCAACAGCGTTTTTTCAGAGTCGAGGAGTTGACTCACGGAAACAAAAAGAAAACTGATCGTGTTGTCTGGGCGTTACAAGGACGTTTCGAGCACGGACAAATTACACTGAATGAGGGCGATTGGAACCCACAGTTTCTTGATGAACTCTTTCAGTTTCCAAATGCCTTAGTGCATGACGACTTGGTTGACGCATTGGCCTATATCGACCAACTAGCTAAAGTATCGTACTACTACGATTACGAAGAAGACGATTTTGAAATCTTAGACCCTGTAGCAGGTTATTAACATGGAATATGAAAACCAAACGATTGATCCAACGTCCCTTGAATCTTGGGTAATGAACAAATGCGATCAGTGGCGAGATCATTACGAAGGAAACTACAAAGAAAAGTTTGACGAGTACTATCGCCTTTGGAGAGGCCAATGGGCCGCTGAAGACTCCATGCGGCAGTCAGAGCGTTCTCGCATTATTTCCCCTGCCCTTCAGCAAGCTGTAGAGTCTGCTGTAGCAGAGGTTGAAGAAGCAACCTTTGGACGTGGAAAGTGGTTTGACATTCAAGACGATGTTCAAGATAATCAATCAGCAGACATTATGGTTCTCAGGAACAACCTTGACGAAGATTTTAAGTTTGTCTCTGCACGTAAAGCCATTGCTGAGTGTATTATCAATGCCGCTGTGTTTGGCACAGGCATGGCTGAAATTGTTGCTGACGAAGAAATAGAACTGATTCCTGCAACACAGTCAATCATGGAAGGTGATATGCAAGCTGTAGGGGTTTTACAGCGTGATAGGACTGTCTTTAAGTTACGTCCGATAATGCCTCAGAACTTCTTGATTGATCCAGTAGCCACAAACATTCAAGAAGCCTTAGGTGTTGCTATTGACGAGTATGTGCCTTTACATCAGATCCACATGGCACAAGAAGCCGGTATCTATCGTGAAGACGCCGAAGTTACCGAAGCGGCTATTGATGTTGATCTTGAGCCTACCCAAGACCTAACGCTTTACACAGACGATAAAGTACGCCTAACAAAATACTATGGTCTTGTCCCTAGCGAATTGTTTAATACAGATGCAGATGACGGTGAGTCTGAAGAAAAAGAATCAGAGTATGTAGAAGCCATCATTGTTATTGCCAATGGTGGTGTTTTACTTAAAGCCGAGACCAACCCGTACATGATGAAGGATCGTCCTGTAGTAGCTTTCCCTTGGGATGTCGTACCGGGCAAATTCTGGGGGCGGGGTATCTGTGAGAAAGGATACAATGCACAGAAAGCCCTTGACACTGAATTGAGAGCACGAATTGACGCACTTGCGCTTACTGTGCATCCTATGCTTGCTGTTGATGCTTCGCGTCTTCCTCGCGGAAGCAAATTGGAAGTTAGACCCGGCAAGGCCATCCTTACTAACGGTAATCCCGCAGAAGTTTTACAGCCGTTTAGATTCGGAAATCTTGACGCCAACACATTTAACCAAGCGGCCAGTCTCCAACAAATGGTTCAAATGGCAACTGGAGCTATTGATGCGGCAGGTATACCGGGAAGTATCAATGGAGATGCTACAGCCGCAGGTATCTCAATGTCATTGGGAGCCATCATCAAGCGTCACAAGCGTACACTGATTAATTTCCAAGAAGCCTTCTTGATTCCACTGGTTCAAAAAGTTGCCCATCGTTATATGCAGTTTGATCCAGAGCGTTACCCTGCACAGGACTTTAAGTTCGTTGCGAGTAGCTCTCTTGGTATAATTGCTCGTGAGTATGAAGTTACACAGCTTGTACAGTTACTACAGACAATGGGTCAGGATTCGCCAATGTATCCATTGCTTATTCAAGCAATCGTTGACAACATGAACTTAAGCAACCGTGAGGAAATCATTGCAAGCCTACAGCAAGCAATGCAACCTAACCCACAAATGCAACAGTTGCAAGCCCAAGTCCAACAAATGCAAGTGGCTAAAGATCAAGCTATCTTGGAGTATACTCAAGCGCAGACTGCAGAAGTTATTTCAAGAGTTCAACAGAATCAAGTTGAAACTGAGTTGCTTCCTGTGGATAGTGAGACTAAACGTTATGCCGCTGTAATGAAAGGTATGGGAACAGATCCTACCGAACAAGAGTTTACTCAACGTGCTAAGATTGCAGAGTTAGCACTCAAGCAACGTGAGATTGAAACCAAAGAAGATATTGTAGAAATGCAAATGAGAGGCCAAAATGGTAACGAAGCAAGAACTGGATAACATTCTAACACAAGTGAATGCCATTCTTAAGCAATATGACGAACGTCTTAAAACTTTAGAAGAGCAATCAAATAAACCTAAAGCACCACAAAAGAAGGCTCCACTAGCACAAGCCTCTTGACAAGTCAAGCATTTTATGGTATAATATAAGTATATATTTAATACAGGAGAAACTCTATTGAGTCCTGAAGACGAAAAGTATTATGAAAATTATCTTGATTTGTTTTTACACGATGGGTGGAAACAGTTTGTTAATGAAGCTCAAGAGCTTTTAAACTCATACGTGATTGAAGAAATCAAAGATGAAAAAGATTTAGCCTTTGTTAAGGGACAGCGAAGTTCATTATTGAACATTACTCGTTTTGAGACAGGGATAAAGAATGCAATTGAAATGGAGTCTGAGGATGCTTAGACGATATGATTTCAAATGCATAAAATGTAACCACATAGAAGAGCAATGGGTAGATTCCGGTGATCTATTCGCAACTTGTCCTGAATGTGGTGACACCGCACAGCGGATAATCTCAAGTGTATCTTCACATTTCAAAGGCACGGGATGGCCCGATGCCGATGATGCGTGGGCTAAGGATCACGAAAGAGCCGCTAAGAGAACACATCCATAATGCTACGGCACGGAGTTTAACAATATGGCACAGTTAATTGATACGAAACCCGAAGATCAGCAAGAAACCGAAGAGTTTGCTACTTTAGAAGAACAAGAGGAAATCCAAGAGGAAGCTGAAGAGCCAATCCTTGAGGAACCTGAGGAAGCCGAAGAAGACGACATACCTGATAAGTATCGTGGAAAAGATATTAAAGATATCGTTCAGATGCATCAGGAAGCCGAAAAGCTTT